CTTCCGTCTTATGTAGTTCAGTTGACTCAATGAGTTTGCGGATCTCATCATCGAGGTTAAAGAATTCTGGCTCTTCCTCATTGTTGGAGTTGAATGATAGTTCCATCAGAATTCGTTCCCGGTGTTACCCTCAAAGAGGCTTGGTTGATTGGCATTTATTTGACGTGAACGTTCCCTATTGAGAAGGTCGAGGAAAGTCTGCGTGGGAGTGTGGCCCACATTGTTGCCACAATTCACACACATCTGCACCACGTATGACCTACAGGAATGGCCGCCTTGATTGGATACAACGGCATGGTTGATGTTAGTGAGAAGGATGTCACGTGACTGACATTCATCACAATAGTCGGCAAGGATGGTTTGTACAATCACTTTGACAGTTCCTCTACTTTGCAGCCGCAATTGGGGTTAGCCTTGATGTAGTCAACAACGTCCATCAAGTTCGTGACATCTAGCTTGAGCTTTTTGGCGACCGCAACTGGGTTTCTCATCCACTCTGTCTCGCCGTCAATCAGGAACACGTAACGGATCAAACCAACAGGCTTACCGTAATTCCCCGGCATATTGGGCAGCGGCGTTCCATCCTCATATCTGTGGAGGAACTTCATCGCATGCAGATACTGGTTGAAGATGTCACGCAAACGGTTGTACTGTTCGTGCGTAGTCTGCTTGTCCAAATGCCCGTGGTTGTTAGCCAGCTCTTGTGTAGCTCTGTAGTCAGCGAGGTTCTCGACATCAATAGCGAGACGCTTGATGAGCTTAACTAGGTCAGGGATTGAAGCGATGGGGATTTCCTGCGCCAACTCATATACCGCATCCAGGTGGGTATTGATGTCCTTAGTCTCCAGCGGCTCTTTGGGGAGCTTAGCAATGTAGTCTGTAACCGAAGTACTAGACCTTAAGACTGACTTCAATTCCTCAGCCTTAGCGTAGACTCTCTTGCAGAATTCTGCTGGGTCAGTGAGCTTGTCACTGTGATCTATCTCTAGATCATCGAAGATTACGTTAGTCATGGTTCTTTCTTTCTCTGTGTTTAGCGTGCGTTGAATGTGATGGAGTGAATGTAGCCATCATCGATGGCATAGATGAGATCGCTGATCTCTTTGTCTGAGAGATTGCTGTTCTCTGAAATGTAGGCAATCACCTCAGGGATGTTCTTCGTACGAAATGAGTCATCTCGAAGGTTCAGGAAATAGGTGGCTGAGTTATCGCCTCTCCAAACATGGATGCGATCTGGCCGATCCTCTTTGGGATACTTGTACATCATGACAACACTTCCTGCATCAGTTCGTCGTGCTTATCGCACAGGTATGTAACGCCGTTAGCGCTCTGAGGGTACAGGCTAATGATTGCCCGAGGATGGCGAATCTTCCAGATATCGAATTCTCCACGCTTATCCAGATCTAGTGTTACTGTGGCATTAGCCTCGCAACGCTCCCAGAAAATAGGCGCATCTGCACGTTGCATATGCATGCACCTAACTGGTTCCCCATCTGGGAGGAGGATTTCTTTCCTTGTATTCATTCTCTCTAATTCTTTCTCAATTAGGGCACCGGGGGTATGTTTCTGGTTCGGCTGCCGTGTCGATTGTCTCACGCTTTCGACTTCGGGTCAAGCGGTTTCTCTGTGACATCGGACACACCCCTCAATGCCTATTATCTAATTACAAAGTTTCCATGCCATCGAGGTATTGATCGACAATCGTTGCTAGCTTATTATCCTCATCAGTTACGGCGACCTCGACCGTAATCTCTGGAAACTTGATGCCCTTTATTTTCATGTACATTAGCACAAACGGCAGCAATCTCCATGCTGCCAAGTCATCTTCTGGAAAGTTGTATTTAATGATCTGTTGCATAAAACCATTTGCTTGTACTGTATCCCAATCCATCAATTGATCTATAACATTTGCTATAGGCTTTTCTTTAGCCTTAGAAAAAGCCCAACGAGAAGGACTATTAAGTTCTTCTCTTCCTTCTTGTGTTATTCTGTATTGTCCTTTGCTTTGTACAGCATACCCATCCGCCGTCAATTGAGCTAGTGCGTTCTTAAGAGAACCATTAGCATAACCTACAGCTAACTGAATGTTTTCTCTGTCTACCTCTTTAACTTGTTTGGCAAGGTATCTTAGTATGGTTTCAGCGCTGTTCATAGGAGGATTGTACCACATTTGGCCCTATGCTGTCAAGCGGCTATTCGCTAGACAGGATGCAGTCAAGTTATCCACAGGCTGTTCAGACGTATTGTGCCCATAATCTGTTTGGCCTTAATTTGGTTTAACTCAACTCGTAAGGTGGGTCGGGGTACAGGTGTTCGATATAGGGTGTCTGACCAGGGGTTTGGTGACTCTATAGTGACCGGACTTCAGTCACTATAGAGTCACTATAGTCACTGTAGAGTCACACTATAGTCACTGTAGAGTCATGATAGAGTCACTGTAGATTCACTTTCAGGAGTCAGGAAACGACTTCGTCGTTTCTTATCTGACTCCGCAGAGACGCTCTTTGCCCTTCCTGTAGGTAAGCCCAGGTAGCGTGGCATAAAGGGAACACCCGTTCGATTGTTTAGCTTCGTAAGAGAAAACAAACGAAAACAGTGTAATCGTAAACCTGGAACAAACGAACCGTAAACAACTAACCCTCTACATTCACTGGCAATTAGTGTAACTAATTAAGCAGCTTGGACGAGTTGGTAAATTGCGACGCCGTAGGAACTACGGACAGCAGAAAGCTCCGAACGGTCGACTGGCCGTTCGGAGCTAAATGCCTGAAGATTGAGCGAGAACCTACTGAGAGAACCTAGCGCCTGTTCTTAGCCTTCGCCAGAATGTCCGCCTTTGTGGGGGCGACTTTTGGCGCATCTTCGTCGTTCTTGCGCTGCGCTCGCAAGCTCTCCACACTGGGGAGAACTTTGCCCGTCTTCCATCCGGCCCAAACAGCCGAATCGAATGCCTGCCGGAAAACGATGCCGAACACTGAGTAACCAGTGTTCATCGCTTCACGGAGCGCAACTTGCTCGTCATGAGTGAACGCTGTCCACTCATCGAGCATGATGACATCGAACAGTTCTTCGTAAAGACTGTCCAATCTGGCCTGAACGTCTGCAATATCAATCATCGTTGTAATCCTCTGGATAGTAGTCATCGTCATCTTCGTAGTCGTACTCAGTGCCGTGCATCATGTCATACCGGTTTTCCTGGTACCACATAAGTTCGGCATCTTCGTTCCAATGTGAGTAGTCACTCACACTAGGGATACCACGCTTGTAATTTGTCATGCCATTTTCTTTCTCAATTAGGGAACGAAAAATTCGGCCCAATACGGGCCGAATTTAGGCAAGGCTATCGCAGAGGCTCTCGCTCAATCTTCAGTTTTCAATGTACGCCACGACCCTACCAGATACGAGCCGGGATAACACAAAAAGAGCCTGTGACTTATGTCACAGGCTAATCATCATGATGAAATGTCATACAGGCTATACGATCTACGGTATAGGCTATATCCTATAGGATTCGACGAGTGGGTTAATTGCGACTCCGAGGAACGAGGACTGGGAAAGTGGGAGGTAACCTTTCGGTTACCTCCCACGATCACTTACCGGCGAGCCTTCGCCTTCGCAAGAACTTCGGCCCGAGTCGGCGGAGCCTTCGGCTCGGAATCTCCGTCCTTGCGCTCCTTCCGAAGAGACTCCACATCTGTGGAGACTGTCCCGTTCCGCCAACCTTCCCACACCTTCGTGTCGAAAGCCTGTCGGAAGACAATCCCGAAGGTGGAGTAGGCATCGTCGAGCATCTCACGGAATGCAAGCTGCTCGCTCTTCGGCCAGCTAGCCCACGTTCCCAACATGATGGGATCGTAGAGCGAATCGAACAGATCGCTGACCTTCGTCTGCCACAATGCGATCGTGGCCTCGTTCGTGGTGACTTCCACGTCTGACATGTTGTATCTCTCTCTCTTGTTTGTCCCGAGTCTCTCTCGGGATCGTGGCCTAGCTAGGTTTGACCCTAGCTAGGCCGGAGCTTTCGCTCAGCTTTCGATCCTCTTGACATCCTCGCCGTAGCTTCTCAGATCCTTGACGCATGGCCCGCAGAGTGTCGTCTCGTAGTTGTCATCGATGACGTACCACTTACCCTGCCGAGTCCAGCAGTTCTCGCACTCGTAGCCTGTCGCTGATCCCACGTTCATCTCGTTTCCTTCTCTCTCGTTGGCGTCTCTCACCAACAAGAACATCGTATCACAGATCCGCTAGATCCCACCCGTTTATCATGTTACAGTGTGATGACAGTATATCATCATGATGAATAGGTAGTGCCGAGCATAGGTACTCGCCGCCCCTATTCATCATGATGTTTCCCTCGCAACGATTGCCCTCGCAAATGTAAAGCACCCCTTACAGAATGTGTGAGCCCCTCCTACTGTGTACTGTTAGGTGCACCTAACACTGACTTGATCCCCCTTATGCGATAAAGGGATGTTTCATTTCTTTAGCGTCCGCGCCAAATTTTTTGATTTCCTCTTTGAGCACAAGGGATCGTTTACTGGACACAAATTTTCGGATTTGACATTTGAGCACACGTACTGTACCCTGAACACATATGGACCTGCCCTCCAGACGCTTACTCCAAGACTCTCAAGCATTCATTGATTCTATCAAGAAACTGGACGTAGAACAACCTAAGGAAGAGGAAGAAGTATCTGAGGCGTTAGAACAAAGCGGCCCCATACTCCCCCCTGTAGGTTTTAACAAAGGTCCGAAACTACGTTTTTGGCCATCGTTACAGCAAGACTTCAATGCAGAGCTAGTGACGTTCATTGAAGTCTTCTTTAACAAATACAACACTCTTCCTAATAAAGCAGACTTTGAGAGACAGTTCTCTTACAAAGCAGACCTCCTACCGCAGTCTCAACAAGCTTGGGAAGACAAGCTTCTAGACCTACAAGAACCTCTTATCAACAGAGGTATCCGTCCCTATGAAACGCCGCCGCAGTACTTAGAGGCTAACTTCGTTCTAGCTGTGAACCTTATCGTGAACGTTTACGATAAACGGACCATCCCTGCTAAGTTAAAGGATGCCAACTTAACTTCAAGACAGTGGACTAGCTTTCTTAGAGACGAAGAGCATTACAAATATTACAAAGAACAGTTAGATAAGATCTTTGATAACGATCTTCAGCTAGATGCTAAGGTAGCTTTGCACAAGTTAGTACAAGCCGGAGACCTACAAGCAATTAAGCACTACCATGAATTACAGAACATCTACCGCCCACAACAAGACAATCAAAAGGTAGTCTTAGACACTCTCAAAGTCATTATGGAGATCCTCTCTTTGCACGTTACACCAGATGTTCTCGGTAGAGTTGCCGCAGAGTTAAGGAAAGCTAATGTCATCGAAGCCAAAGCCAGTTAGTTTCTTTCTACCAGGTGTAATCAAGCACTGGACTAAAGAGAACCTTGATTATTGGGGTAAGCTATTAGGAGAACAGGTCTACGAGGTACAAGATATCAAGGCTGTTACAGATATGGATGCCTTTGATATCTCTTTTAAGGACGGTCGGACAAGACGAGTAAGTGGTCAAAGGATTGCTGAGTACGAAAGGCATTTGAATGAAACTACACCCTAGGTCTTATTGGACAAGTATCGTCCCAAGGCCTTCTAATGAAGGAGAGGATACTACAGGTCTCTCTTACTTTAAAGCTCAACCTGAAGTGGAGTTTATTACTCCAGACAAGAACCTTCTTTATGTCTACAGGAACCCTGCCAAAGAATTAGAGCGGCTTCTTAAAGAGAACACTCAATCTACAGGATACGCAGACATTGACTGTAACTACGCTCTAGCTTCCAATGTTGCTGGTGCCTTTGTCTGCCGTGGTAGATTAACACGTTGCATGAAGGCCACCAAGGTCAAAGTGCTACTCTTAGTGGGGAGTAGTGAGAAACCGTCTGACTTGCTGAAGCAGAACAAGAGAGACTTCCTTAGGGCATGGGAGGGAGGTTTAACTGGTAACCCACCTCCTGGTACTCTTAGGTCAGCTGCAACTGGAGTGCACGTCTTTGACCTGATTGAGTACTTATCAGAGAAGGGGTACTACACCACCCGTAATGACGGGGTATACGGCCCAATGCTAAAACGGGCAGTTAAAGAGTACCAGGATGACAACGGTTTAAAGATTAGCGGAGAATGGGATGAATGGGCTGCCAGGCTTACTAAGCACGGTATTAGACAGCCGGCCATTAGCCCTATGCCACCTGTAGGTCCAAACGAGATTACGGGAGCAACACTAGATTCTATGTTGGGTATTAATGCTTAAAAGATTTGAACTTCACAGAGATGAAGATGTAACCGGAGTATTTGGTACAGGTGTTGTGGCAGAAGGTGTTCTCTTTTCAGATGATGTAGCTGTTCTACACTGGGTTAGTCAATGGCCTTCATCCGTAGTTCATTATGAACGTGGAATGGAATCCATTGAGCACGTTCATGGGCATGGTGGTAAAACTAGGATTGTTTGGTTAGATGCCTAAAGAACAAGAACCGATTACCTTCGACCAAGTAGCCTTACTTGCGGAAGAACTCTTAAGAAAAGCTTCAATTAGCCCAGGGATTCAAGCTTATAAAGCCCACCCTTCCCAGGAGAAGTTTCATAGGAGCATAGCTAAAGAGAAGCTCTACATCGGGGGTAACCGTTCAGGTAAAACTGTAGCCACTGTGACGGAAGCCGTACAATGGTTGACGGGAGAACATAAGTTCAGGACAGACGTACCACCTCCACCTATTAGGGGTAGAGGAGTGGCTATTGACATTGAAGACGGTATTAAGAAGATCATCCTTCCAGAGCTTGCTAAGTGGATGCCGCAAAGCTTTCTACAAGACGGTAGCTGGGAAAAATCGTATGACAAACAAAGTCGTACTCTTACTCTTAATAACGACTCGTTCATTGAACTCATGTCTTATGAACAAGATGTCGAAAAGTTTGCCGGAACGTCAAGACACTTCACATTCTTTGATGAGGAACCGCCGGAAGATATCTTCAATGAATGCTTGATGCGTTTGGTAGATACAGATGGTTCGTACTGGATTTCAATGACACCACTCATTGAGATGACATGGATCAAGGATAGGATCTATGATCCGTGGTCTGGAGGTGACAAAAGTATTTACGTTCTTGAGGTTAATACAGAAGAAAACCCACATATTCAGATAGAAGCTCTGGATAGGATGACCCGTGGACTTTCTCCAGAAGAAAGAGAAGCTCGGAGGAAGGGTACCTTCATCACGCATACAGGTTTGGTATATGCTGGTGCCTTCTCCGCAAAAGACTATCTTGACGGTGGAAACGTTTTAGATGATATCCTGAATCATAAGTTCAAAGAGTACACAAACCACTGGGGACACTTCTCATGTATGGACCACGGTTTTGCTAATCCTTGTGTATTTCTATTTTGTTGCTTTGATGGTGATGGTAATATTATTGTCTATGACGAGCTATATGAATCAAGAAAGATCGTCAAAGAGATGTCCCAACTGTATACGCAACGAATTGAAACACTAGGCGTTCGTCCTGTATACTGTGTCGGTGACCCATCCATCCGAAACACCTCTCCTATCACTAGAACCTCGATACAGACTGAATACATGGAACACGGAGTTGCAATCAGTCTGGGACACAATGACATCAGAGCTGGAATCACTCGAATGCAGAACCGATTCCAAAAACGGCGGCTTTTCATTACCCGTCGATGTGAGCACACTTTAAAGGAAATCGGCTCCTATAGATGGGATAGATTCGCGTCAAGTAAGATTGAGGCTAGAAGGAACAAGAAAGAAGTACCTCTGAAACGGAACGATCATTGCATGGACGCCTTGAGATACGGTGTAATGAGCAGACCGGCATATGAGGAAGAACAGGAGACCCCTGTAGGTAATATCTTAGGGGCCGCAGTAGCAGGGGAGTACGATTTAGACTATGAACTCATGTTTTCCAACAAGGAACGAGAAGAGATAGTATGGTAACAGTATTAGACAAACCTAACTTCCCTCCCTACGTCTGTGTAATGTGTGGAGCAGGGAACGGTAGAGCATGGTATGCTGATCTTGGAATTCCTCTAGATAACTACTTCAACCCTGTGAACAATGGTGCAGTATACATCTGTAATGAGTGCTGGGATGGAATGGCGCTTGAAGTTGCTAAGCAGTCACAAGTTCTAGTACTTGGACATCAACCGTGGGAAGGAAGGGTGGAACCAACATACGACGATGATGAAGAATTAGAGACACTTACAATTAAGGAAGGTAATGACAGATCCGATGTTCCTGATTCAAGCACAGCAGGAGATGATCCTGTCGATGCAGGAGCTAATCAAGCTCCAGAATCAGACGATGACGACTCTGAACCAGACGATAGTGATCCAGAATCCGAATCGGTTCGGGAGTTTCGAGGATTCTTCGCAGGAGGAACTACTTGACGAGCCGCCATCCTTGTTTGACCCAGTATTATTCCCAGAAGAAGAGTTTGAGGAGACACAATGAATGAAACCAAGCCTGCCGAAAAAACGGCTGGTCCATCTAAGCAGAACATTCCCGCAAGGAATGAAATCGGCTCTCCAGAAGATGCGGTTTTTGCGTATCTGCGGGAAGAGATCTCCGAGGATGAATTGCGGCAATACTGCGCACGATACAGCGTAATCCCCGGACAGCTGGTATCTTACAAACCGGTACGGCCGGATGATTCCTTTGAACGGAAGATCCCTGATGACCTTCTCTTCCCTGTAGGTTCAGCGGAGAATCCCGTTGAAGGACAGAAGCCTGATACTCTCGAATCTCGGCAGAAGGCTGTTGATGAAAAGGCAAAGGAAAGGGAGAGGGCTACAAAGGCTACAGAAGGTGAAACGCGAGAAGAGACTGTAAAGCGTGAAGCTACTCTTCTTGAAGACAACCTAGCTGGCAAGAGCGAGAAGTCGAATAAGTAATGATTGTTGTGACAGGCTCTGCTGATGCAAGCCTTATTGAGAAATGGGATCACAATCTACAGGCCTGTCAACAACAACGTATTACGTTCGAGAAGCAGTGGCACGAGAATATGTCGTTCTATTTCGGACGACAGTGGATTACAACATCAAGATCACCTAATGGTGGGTTCTCGATGTCTGAATTGCCTCCTGCGGATAAATGGAGAGTCCGTCATACTGCTAACCGCATTCTAAGAATTATTCGTACAGAAGTAACTAAGCTCACAAAGGAAGAGCCGCAGTTTTACTGTATGCCCGATTCTACGGACGAATCCGACCGGTTAGCAGCTATGGCGGGCGATAGCATCGCTGAGTATATTCTCCGCACAAAATACTTCAACCGCCGCAGACTAGAAGCCACATTCTGGGCATGTATCTGTGGCACAGGTTTCATTAAGAACTATTATGACCCAAATAAAATGGAAATGGATGGTCAACCAGGAAAGATTGACTTTGAGGCTGTAACGGCATTCCATACCTTTGTACCGAACCTACAGTGTACAGAGATTGAAGATGAGCCGTATATGATTCACGCTCGTACACTGAACCCTGAAGACGTTTACACTATCTACGGAGTGGAACTTGAAGCAGGTACAGATTCCAGCTCGACCATCATTGACAGCCGCTTTCTCTCGTCTATTGGAATTAAGCAGAGCAAGCAACAGGCTACAAAACAGTGCTACGTTAAGGAAGTCTACGTCAAGCCGTGTAAAGATTTCCCGAATGGAGCTATGTTCGTCTATGGTGAGGGCAAGATCCTCTATGTCTACGAAGCACCAGAAATGCCTGAGGGTTTACCTGGTGGAATGCCAGAGCAAATGGCCGGAGATATGGGAGCCGGAATGTCACCCGAAATGGGAGGCCCGCCCTCTATAGAAGGCTTAATGGCCCAATTACAGGGTGGCGGTCAAATGGGTCCACAATTACCCCAGCGGCCCCCTGTAGGTTTTCAATCTCCCTCAGAGCAGCCTGTAGGTACTGAAGAAGTGCAGCCACCCAAATCTGACGAAGAGGGTGCTACTACTTATAATCACGAGTTTCCGTATAGACACGGACACTTTCCGTTCGTAAAGATTGACCACATTCCAACGGGAATGTTTTATGGTGAATCTGTTATCAAGTCTTTGATTGGACCACAAAAGGAATACAACAGAACCCGCTCAATCATGCTGGAGAGCAGGAACCTAGCTGGTAAACCTCAGTGGTGGTATACTGCGGGCGCATTCGACACACGTAAGTGGAATGCTAAGCCCGGACTACTTCTGGCTGTTCAAATGGGCTTTGACCCCCCAAGACCATTGGAGCAGCCAGAACTATCTCCATCCGTAAGTAATGACCTGGATATCGTCCTCAAAGACATGGATGATATTTCATCTCAATACGAGGTAACGAAGGGACAGACTCCCCCAGGTGTTGAAGCTGCTTCTGCAATCGCTTATCTCTCTGAAGAGAATGATACTATTCTGTATCACACCGTACAGTCCATAGAGAATGCCGTACAAGAAACTGGTATTCAGGTTCTAGCTAACGTGCATGATTATTGGCCTGCTGAACGAATCGTTCGCATGACTTCCAAGAACCAAGCTATGGAAGTTCGTGAATTTAAATCAACCGATCTTAATCCGAGAATGGACTTCCGGGTTGAGGCAGGTTCGATGGCTCCCAGGTCTGTAGCGGCAAAACAGGCTTTCATTACTGAGTTAATGAAAATGGGAGCCATCGAGCCGACCAAGGCATTACGTTACTTGCAGATGTCTGAGACGGACAAGATGTACGACGAGATGATGTTGGATCAACGTCAAGCTCAACGTGAGAATGTCTATATGTCTCATGGACAGCCTCTATATAAACCAGACACACAAACAGAACAACAAATTGATCCTGCAACTGGTATGCCTACTCCAGCTTACAAGACTGATGTTATGCGTGATCCTATGACGGGGGAGCCTACAGTAGATCCTACAACTGGACAGCCGCAGACATATAACGTCACGGTTAACCCGTATGACGTTCATAACACACACGTAGAGGAACATGAGGCGTATCAGAAGAGTCAAGAGTATGAATTCTTGCCTCCTGAGATTCAACAGATTATTCAGCAACACGTAGACGAACATAAGATGGAACTGCTAAAGGAGCGGAACGCATCCCAGGCAGATGACATCGCCAAACAGGGGACAAGTGAAACTGGAAGTCCCAGGGAAACTCCTCCTGAAGCCCCACCAGAACAAGGACAAGGAAGTGTAGAAAGTGGACCCAGCGGATATTAGTTTTGGGGGTTCAAACGGTGATACCGTTGAAGAACCTAGCCAAGCTGAACCCCAAGAGGATCTATCCCTAGCATCACCATTCTTAGCTAAGATTCCAGCACAAGACCGTGAGGTTGTTGGACGCTACGTTAAGGATTGGGATGCAGGAGTAACCAAGAAGTTCCAAGATTACTCAGGAAGGCTAAAGCCGTACGAGAATCTTGGAGTTCCTATCGAGGAACTACAGAAGTATATTAACCTTGCTCGGAACTTTCAGGCTGATCCTGAAAATGTATTCCGTATCATGTGGAATGGTTTTCAAGATCAATACGGTGATGGATTTGACCAGGAACTAATGCGGATTCTGCAATTGGAGGCAGAGGAACAAATGTCAGATGACAATGAATTTATGGCCGGTGGAGAAGAGCCAGATCCCAATGAAGTTTTTCAGCAGAACGTCTCACAAGAGCTAGAAGACTTCCGTGAATGGCGGCAGAACCTAGAAGCTGAGAAGCAGTCTGCTGAGGAAAACGAGCAACTTGACAACGTGCTCGGGATGATGCATAATAAGTTCGGTGATTTTGATGACAACTGGATTCTAGTCCGGCTGGCTGAACACGGAAACGTGGAAAGGGCAGTTCAGGAGTGGAAACAGATGATAGGCAAGTATAGTCAAAATGGTGTACAAAGACAAGCCCCAAAGGTTTTGGGGGGTCAGGGTGGTACACCGGTTGACCAGATCAACGCCAAACAATTGCGAGGAAAGGATCGGCGGGCTACCGTCGAAGCAATGCTACAAGGACTAGGAGAATAGATGTCTGCAACCCTGACCACGGTTAATGCAATCCTCAAGGAAATCTATGAGGGTAACATTAACGACCAGCTTAATAATGAGCGGGTAACTATCAAGAGGATCGAACGATCCGCAGAAGGGACTAGTACTGACGCTGTTGGCGGTAAGTACGTAACGTTCCCTGTTAGAATCTCACGTAACGCTGGTATCTCATACCGCGGTGAGAATGTTCAGCTAGCTCCTGCTGGCCGCCAAGGTCTAAAGCCTGCACAAGAAAGCCTCAAGTACGGATATGGTCGTGTTCGTCTCTCTGGCCCATTGATTGCACTAGCTGAAACCAACCGGCAGTCATTCACTTCAGCTATGGACTTGGAAATGGATGGTCTTAAGGACGATCTTGCTAAGGACGAGAACCGGATTGTTTATGGTCACATTGATGCGGCCGTTGCTTCTGGTATCAAGGCGAAGGTTTCAGGAGCCTCAACTGGTACAACCATCACTGTTGACTCAACTAACCATATTGATCCTGGTATGGTTGTTGACATTTCAGCGGCTGGTACTCCTGTTGCTGGTGGTACTGCACAAGTTGTTCAGAACATCTTGTCCCCAACTACGTTCACAGTAGGTACTGCTGTTGCTGGTGCAGTAGTTGGTAACTACGTCACTCGTACTGGTGACTATGACCAAGAGCCGACTGGTCTTAACAAGATCATTGACTCTACTGGTGCTCTTCATCAGCTTGACCCAGCTACTACTGCAAAGTGGGCTTCCTATGAGGATTCCACTACAACGACACTTACCGAACTGTCGATGATTAAGGCTATGGATGAAATCCGCCGTTCCGGTGGAAAGACTCCTACGGCTATCTTCGCATCATTCGGAGTGCGTCGTGCGTACTGGAACTTAATGACTTCACTTCGTCGTTACAACGAGCCGAAGTCATTTGCTGGTGGTCTTACCGGACTATCATTCATGTACGGTGAAAAGGATCTACCTCTCGTTGTTGATCCCGATTGCCCAGACAAGAATATGTTCTTCATCTGTGAGCCTGAGATTAAGATTTGGCGCGATAAGGACTGGTACTGGGAAGATCGTGACAATAGCGTCCTCAAGTGGGTTACTGACTTCGACGCCTTTGAGGGTCTAATGAAGCAGTATTGGCAGATGGGTACCCATCAGCGCAATGCTCATGGTAAGATGACCAACATTACTGAGGTTTAGCCCGCCGTTAGACCTCTTTAGCGGCATGTCGACCTCTCCTGTTTATGCATGAGATGGGAGAGGTCCGTGCCGTTTAAATCCGAGAAACAGCGTCGATACCTCTGGAAGAATCATCCTGTTCTAGCTCATCGCTGGGCTAATGAGTACGGCTCTAAGGCTATCCGAGAGAAAGCCATAAAGAAGATGAGAGAGAATGGCAAGCTACCCAAGCATTAAAGATGACACGGTTATCTATGAGCCGAAGAGCATCTACTCTGACCAGAACATCAAACTGTCGATGCTTGATGGTTCCCAGCTTGAAATCTGGGGCAATGCTTATCTTAATGGGTCTAGAATCACAGGTGGTCCAGGATATGATGTTAAATCTTATGGCGCTATAGGTGATGGTGTTACTAATGATACGGTAGCTATTCAAGCAGCATTAGCTGCTGTACCAGCTTCTGGTGGTGAAGTAGTTTTTCCTCCTGGTACATATCTTGCATCTGGATTGATTCTTAAAAATAATGTAACACTTCGTGGTGCTGGACGAGCTACCATTCTTAAATTGCCAGATGGTTCTACTGCTGATTTGATTCAGACCTTGAATTTTGGAACGTTAACGGGCACTACATCACCTACAGGTGTTATTGGTTTTACTATTTGTGATCTTGATATTGATGGTAATCGTTTGGGCGGCGCCACTGGTTGGCCGCTGAGAATCTTTGGTTGCTCTTACGTTATTGATAATATCTGGGTTCGTAATGGTAAGCCTGGTGGAGTTTGGTCTGAGTGGGGTACTGGTGGGACTAATATGGATTCCCACTGGAGAGACGTAAAGATCTACAACTGTGAGACTAAGGGACTACACTTTGATGGTCCCCATGATAGTCAGCTATCGCAGATTCAAATCTTTAATGACGGCACTATGACTGGTGTTGCTAATATTACTGATCCAGTATTAGGATGTAACCTTCTATACAGTGGACCTAAGACTGGTGGTACTCAGTACACTAACTGTCACTTCTGGGGTGTTGGTCGTCTGGGTGTATATGTTGGCTCCGTTAACTTCTTCTCTCAGTGTCAATCTGAAGGCTGTACAACTTGTGTTACAGTAGCTACTAACTTCGTACAATGGGTCGGCGGTCATATTTTTGGAACGAAGAGTACTACTCTTACTGAAACTGGCGTAGCAGTATCTACTGGGGTGGGAGTTCAAGGCTGTTCATTCCAAGACGTACAGTTTGCTCGTTTTGATGGTACATCTAGGATGATTTACCTGTATAACTCAGCAGGACGCAACAGTTTTACTGGGATGATTCGTGATTGTGCTGGTGCTCAGTATGCAGGTACTAAGCATTATTCAGATATGATTGAACTGGCTCAATCCGAAGTAGCTACTACTCCGTATCCTCTGGCCTTGTATCAAGTTAGTAAGGCTGATTATACTGCTCTGGCTGTTAAAGACCCGAACACTCTTTATATTATGCCACAGGGAGCATATCTGGGCAATATGATGCTGTGGTCGGCGATACCTAAGATTCCAGCAATGCTCGTCTTCCCAGGTGTTGTTGGCAATAACTTAACAACTCCACTTGTTTCATCCTTACAAGTTACTGGAGATATAACTCTTATTGCTAAGTTCTATATGACGAACTGGGCATCTCAAACTTCTACTGTATTAGCTCGTACAACTTCTGTGCAACAGTGTTATATGTGGCAGATGAATACTGGTTCTAGGATGATCTTTGGTTGGTCGCCAGACGGTACTCCTGGTAATGGTAAGAGTTTTACTAGTACTGCTGTTCCAGGAACAGTGAATAGTGCTCCAATTTGGATGGCTATTACACTTGATATTGATAACGGTGCTGCTGGGAATGATTTAAGATTCTTCTATGGTTCTGATGGTGTTGCTTGGACGCAAATAGGATCAACTGTTACAACAGCTGGAGTAACTTCAATTTTTGCAGGAACAAATTTACTAACTATTGGACAACGTGTGGATGCTTCTACTCCGCACACAGGTAGAATTTATCGTGTGCTTATTAACAGTGGAATTGGTGCAGCAGGTGTTCCTGGTGGAACTACAGTATTTGACTTGAATGAGGATAATCCTGACGCCCAATCTACTACCGGGTTTGTGACTACTACTGGTCATGTTATGACGACTAACGTTACTGCCAGCAACAACATTATCCAGGCGAGGTAGTAATGGCGCGTATTCCAGAATTAACAACTGATGGAGTTCAATATGCTCCGAAGCGGATCTACGCTTTGGAGAATATGCGAGTCGACATCGAGTCAGATTCAGCACTTGAC